GGATCATCAACCATTGGAAAAATATCAGTAGATACTGGGGTAGTATTTGCACCCAGAGCAGTGATTTTGAGATCGGCCAATTTATACCCCCATTTCTAATAATTTTTTATCAACCATATTATTCCTATGCTAGCTGTAAGATCCCTTCGATTGACCAGGGTATATCGACTTGAGTAGCTGTAGCGGGAATATCAGCTGTAAAGTCAATGAATGCAATTGGAATATCATTGGTATTTGTTCCATCGACATATTTGTAGATTAAGACCCCCTGATAATCTCTAGTAGCATTTCCACTTAGACCAGCAAATGACACGTCAGCCGCGTCAAATTCTGCTCTATCATTGGCATTATCGGCTGCTACAACCTCTGAGGTTAGCGCTACATCCGCATATCCCGTAGCATTGGCCACATCTATTAAAGTATAGTTCACAAGAGTGTTGATTGCATCTACTTCCGTATCACACGTAGTTGTATTCATACATAGTCTAGCCCTAATGTCATTGGTATCTAAATCAATAGTCCCATTCATTAGTCCGACCTTTGCTGAATTTGGTATTGCGCTCGCCATAATTACCTCCCTATATTCTTCTATCTTAGAGTTAATACTTAAAACTCATAATAACACCCTATGTTATTTCATTAAAATTAGATAATTGCTTCAGGACCATAAAATCCAATTACATTTTCGATAGCTCCAGCAGCCATAGCATATGGAACTTCAACTTGGTTTACTACTCCACTCCTAGTTTCAACAACCACGCTTTTAAACATTCTGCCATTTATAGCAAATTCAACTGGCATAGTGAATTTAAGCATTGTAAAAGAAGGCATCGTTACTTGAGGTGCTTCTTTTATTAAATCAACACTAACAGTTTTCTTATTGGCTTTACGTTTTGCCATTTTAGTCTCCTTTTTTATTAATTCTAACCAACTCTTAAATATAATATCCCAAGAATGTTGTTTAGCCTTAGCTTTGGCTTTACTAGCCAACTCTTTTCGTTTTTTATGATTGGTTAATATTTCTACTACAGAGTCTACGAATTCTCCAGCTAATTCACTATTAGATAATATAATTCCACCCTCTCCTACAGTAGTAGGCAAAGCTCCTAGGTCACTAGTTACTGGTACTGCACCCGCAGCCATACACTCCATTACTGATATACAGAAACACTCATCATAATTACATGGATATGCCATCACCTCTGACTCTAATTGATGTTGTACTAGTTCCTTGCGCTCTACTTTCCCCAAAAAATCAACATAGTCTAACTTATTGAACATCCCTTTATATTCGCCGTTTCTAGCCGTCTCCTGACCCCACAAACGATAATCTGAGGTAATAGTTAAGTTAAATTTTGGGACACGTTTCTTAATCTGCGGAGTTAAAACACTTAAGAGCTCCAGTCCTCTCATCGGCACACTACAGAATATCACTTTACTTTTAATCTTTTTAACTTTCTTTTTATAATCAACTAGATTTATCCCAAGATCAATGACTTCTACTCCTTGGGTTTTATAAGTATCCTCTAAATATTTTTTATGAAATTCCGAGATCGCAATAGTCTTATCTACATAAGGAAACACCTTCATATCCCACACTCCTTGAGCATCAGTATATTGATCACAACTCCAAAACAGCTTAAGTTTAGTATTAGCAACCTCAACGATTGGGTGCCAAGATCTAAATAAAACAAACACATCGCAGTATGATGTAGATACATACTCAAAGATATTGTGATAATGTACTCCCCCAAACACACCTACTTTATCAGTATGATTATATATTTCTGTTCTCCAGCCGTTTTTTGCAAACTCTCTGGCTAAGAGAATAATTGAAGCCTCAGCTCCACCCACACCCTTACCCTCAAAGTCTTCATCTAAAAACCCATAAGGTACTCCAGATACAAAGAACACTATTCTCTTCTTTTTAGTATTTTTGAGATGCCTCACCATCATTTTATTTCTAAATACAGCCTGGGCAAATATTGTAGTTTTGGGAATGTCTATCTGGTCAGAACTTCTTGACTGTAAATGGTGAAGCGCCACGGGTACTTCTAACAATTTATAACCCTTATCCTGAGCCACTACGCTCATCCACACATCTTCAAAATAGGCGGTTCCAAAGTCCTCACACCAAACCTCATCTCCAACCTTAATCTCGTCAAACATCTCCTTAGAGCCAAACACGCACCACCCAGCTATATAAGGAGTAGTAATTAGGTCAAAAGCTGTCAATGTATTGTAATCAATTATTTGAGGACCAATCAAAGATTTTGGGGTTTCGTCCAAAGCTTGATTCAACATCTCCAACCAATTAGATGAATGATGAACTACATCATTCGAAATAAAACAAATTCTATCTCCAGTAGCTTGAGCATATCCTAAATTATTTCCTCCACCAAAGCCTAAGTTTTTATCCGATAGAACAACTTTAATCTTCTTTTCTTTTTTAGCTATGTCTTTTAACCACCTATCTGTTCCATCAGAACTCCCGTTATCAACAACAATAAGCTCCCAATCTCCTGGAACTTTAAGCATCTGGTTAATAAACGGTACAGTTAAATCATAGAGGTGGTTGAACACTGGTAAAATTAAACTCGTCATATTTCTTCCAGCATTTTCTCAACCCTAGCCTTGAAGGTGTGAGGTTGTACTTTTTTATAACCATTCTCTGCAATTCGCTTCATTTCTTTAGGATTATTAAGAAGTGTGTCTATCTTTGCAATAGCTTCATCTTCAGAGTTAAACCCCACATAATCTTCCCCATCTATAAAATCAAACTTTCTTAGATCTGGTACATGATTGGTAACCACACATCTACACATCGCCAATCCCTCCCAAAACCGAGCAGGTAAATCCATTTTAGAAGACCAATTAAACGCTATTGGAGCGCTATTGTATAACTTTACATATTCATCATAAATATATCCTATCCCAGCAAACACTCTCCAACCTTTAGCAGCTACACCATCCAGCACGCGCTTGCGATGGTCATACTGAAGGCCACATAACACCACATCATATTTCTGTTTTACAGTTGGAAGATACTTATATATCTCTGGATCATAACCATATGGCATCCAACCGTCATCTGGCTTTCTATAGTGATCTTGCATAGAAAAGTATTTATCTGCATGTTCTTTTTGAAGATCATAATTAACTACATGTGGATCAGTCCCAATCACAATATTTGGGACTGGGGCCTTACCACTAATATAATAGGTGTCTGCTGCTTGGATTAATAGATCTGGTTTAATCTTAGCCAACCTAAGTGTTTCAAAAACGTTTTTCATCTCAATAATGGGAACATCTGGTGATTCAACCGTTGGTGGGAACCAATACTTCTTAGGATATTCAGTAACACCTTCCCAGGGGATACTCCCCCTAGACCAAGGACCAATAGATATAACCTCATGACCAGCTTGCTCTAGCCCCCAATGGATGTAACGGCCCATAGCCATGGGATAGTGTTTATAAAATACCGCTACGGTCATCTTCCTCCCAAGGCATAGTAAATTCACCCTGTAAAACTTCCATAGAGCCATATCCTTGATAAAAGTCTTTAACTAACCCTATGACTTTTTCTTGTTCACTAAACTTTAAACCATCGTGTACTGGTAGAGTTAGGAGGTTTACCCACAACTTATCCACAACTGGCATCGGATCTTTAGCAGCCTTTTTCCAATAAGTCATCTCATGTAAAGGCTTAAAATGAACCGAAGTGGCAATTCCATTCTCTGCTAACATTTCTGAAAGTCCATTCCTGTTGTAGCACTGCATCGTATAATATTGGACTGTATAAGTGTTCTTAGGAGTCTTAATAAACTTAATATCTTTAAAAGCGTCATTATATACGCTCTGGTGAGCGCGTCTCTTAGCTGTCATCTCATCCAATCGTCTCAGTTGACCAAGACCAATGACAGCAGTGATGTCATTCATGTAACCTTTAATAGCATTAGCTTGAGTAATGTCATAATCCCAAGTATATTTCCTGCCCAAAGTTCTAGAGTAGGTTGTTTTCTCTACTCCCAGCCAGGTTAAAGTTCTTAACTTGTTGTAAATTTCTTTATCATTTGTAGTAATCATTCCCCCATCACCGACTGGAAGGCTCTTAACCGCCTGGAAAGACCAGATAGTTATATCTGCATCTTTACCCGCTCCTGGCGTACAGGCAGCATGAGCGGCATCTTCAATCACTAGAATATTGCCAGCTTTTTTTTTAATAGCTTTAATATCAGCTAAATGTCCATGAGAATCTACAGCTATTATGGCCTTAGTTTCGGGAGTTATTTTTATCGCTTCGGGGTCTATACAGAAATCATCAGCTCTAATATCGGCAAACGTCACATCCATGTCATTATATTCACCCACAATAGCATCGGAAACAAATGTGAATGGAGTGGTGATTAACTCTCCACCCCTAATATCATAAACCTTTAAACACAGGTCTAGGGCAGCAGTACCCGAACTAGTACCAACAGCATATTTAGCTCCTACCTTCTCTGCAAACTTTTCTTCAAATTCTTTAGTCTTTGGTCCCTGTCCAACCCAACCACTGTCTAATACTTCACATAATTCTTTTTTTGTTTGTTCATCAAAAGTGGGTCTTAAAACTGGGATAACTTTCATATTTTCCTTTCATATAACTGGTCCCATAACATAGTATTTAAACTAGTATCTCTAGGCAACCTAACTGGGATACTCACTCTCTTAGTAGGTTGAACCATCCTTGTCCTTAATGCTAATTGATATAAATTCTTTCTACCAGTTCCAATATTAATTACTTTAGGAAGCGTTGCTTCATTATTTACAGCTCGGGCAACTCTCTCTGCAATAATTTCCACATAATCTCCAGAGGTCCACATATCTGTAGGCACTACTGGATGTGGATATGGGCTAGGTTTAAATAGAGTTCTAATAATAGAATATTTGGGAGATTTAGTTGCCACAAATTCTCCAAGTAGTTTGGTCATTGAATAAAAATTAACTGGAGCTGGGACATCTCCTTCTTTATAATTCCCCTTTTCTCCATCAAAAACATACTCCGTACTCATATAAATAAATCTAGGAGATCTAACGGCCAGTTGTTCTGTCCCAAATACATTAACTCGATAACACTCGCACTTCTCATACTCAGCTTTGCCTACATCAGTATAAGCCCCCAGATGCAATACTACATCTGGTTTATACTTCTGAAAAGCTACTTTAATTGAATCCACACTAGTTAGATCCATTTCTTCTCTATCTACAAAGATAGCATCTTTAAAATATTGTTTTAGATGACTTGCCAGCAAACCTTTGCCGCCTGTAATCATTAGCTTTTTTGACTGCATTAACTAGCTCTCCTTTCAGAGCTAAATCTACTATTTTTTTCATTTCTGGATTTGGTTTCGCATCTTTATTTCTAGCTCTCTGTAAATCTAAATATGAGAGACCTTTCTTTTTCATCATTTTCTCTTGTGCTATCTCGTGGGGTTTGAGTTTAAGTCCCATATGTTTCCAAAATGGAGTAGCCCAATATTCTTCTTTAGAATGTAATGATTGATAGTGCGGAGTTATATGACCACCAATTTTATCTAGTTTATTCTTGCAATTTTTGCAAGGAAGCACACTAAACCTGAGGTCTATAATAGCTCCTACCTCGTCACAATTAGGGCACTTAGTGCAAGAATTACAAAAAGATTCTCCTAAAGTGTTTATCCTAATCATCTCGCCAGTACCACAAAGTTTACACTTCATTTAAAAACTCCACTAATTTTTTAACACATAATTCCCAAGAATAATTCTTATGAATAAATTTACTCGCCTTTTTACCCACTACAAAAGAATAATCTTTATTTTCATACATATGCCTCATTGCGCCCATTAATTCTGGAATATCTATTTTTGCCCAATTACCAGGCTGCTCCACCATTGGGTTAGCTTTATACAACCCTGCTGGAGTTAGAGCTAATCCTAGATGAGCTATATCTTCTAAACCCGAATAATTAGTCAAGATAGTTGGTAAACCAGTGGCCATTGCTTCTCGAGGAGGATAGCCAACCCCTTCAGCTTTTGATGGAAACACAAAACAATCTAAATCTTTATACCACTCAACTAATTTCTTATAACTCCACAGTTCTGTTGTGATTTCAATTCGTTTATCTTTCATGTTGGCGTAGTAGCCTAAAAACGGGTCTGTACTATGAAGTAGTAATTTCACTGGCTCTCCTTGGTCAAACTCACTGGAGAACGCACGTATTAGCTCAAAAACGCCTTTTCTATCATTCAAGTACCCACAAGAGCCAAACAGATACTCAACCCGCTTACGCTTGTTTCTTTCACGATATCTAAACCTCTTAGTATCTATACCGTGAGGAATAACTTTAATTGGTACAAACACTCCACATTTCTTAAAAACTCGTCTATAAAAATCATTGGGGACAATTACATAATGCATTGTGTTTAATGCACCTACCCATGTTGGACCGATTTCATCAGTCTCAGCCATGGTGTTGGCTATCTTAACCTCACACTTGTTTAAATAAAAATGATCTGGGGTGGTTTCTATAATTCCAATTCTTCTCTCCTCAAAAGGTTTATCAAACATTTCGCGCTCTTCATCATCTAGTACATCCCACTCATCGGTACCAGGTCTAGGAATAAATTTAGCGCTTATTGACACATCTACCCCACTTCTGATAAGGTACTTACACCAGTTAATATTAGCTATTCCGTAAGGGATAGCCCCCGAAAGGAGTAAAATATCCCAGATATGAGACTTTTAGATTCGAAGGCATTATGTGTATCCTCCTTTCTTCCCAATCCTCAAAAAAGGAAGATTGGTAGGGGTGGATATATTTACATCTCTATTCCTGACCACCCTAACAGGACTAAAGATGGATATTACCTTGAACATCGATTTATAGTTGAGAAGTATCTTGGAAGACTTCTTGATAGAAAAGAAGCTGTACATCATGTAGATCATAATCCAGCCAATAATAAAATAAATAATTTGATAGTTTATAAAAGTTCTGGACAACACTTGAAACATGAACATAATATAAAAAATAGGTTCGGCCAATATACCAAACCTGGAAAAATAACTCTTGAAATTAAAAAAGGTATTTATAAAAATTGCCTGATTTGTAAAAAGAAATTTTATTTGCTTCCATCTAGAAAGAAATATAAATTTTGTTCCCGTAAGTGCATGGGAAAATCTTATAAAAATAGACCAGCTCCTTGGATGAAAAGACCACGATCTCTTGAAACTAGAAAAAAAATGAGTCAAAGTGCTAAAAAAGCCCATAGAAATAAACTTGGAAAATTTATTCACAGCTCCCCCTTGTAATCACTACCAAAAATAATCTGATATTGAGCCAGAGCAAGTTCTGACTTAACCCCCTTTTCAAATAAAAAATTAACCCCGTTGACACCACCAGAGATGGTTCGTTTTGGAGTTATAGTATATTTCCCGACTATCTCGTTAAGAGCTTTGACGGGTTTGATTGACCTCTTCATTTTTGTTTTGTCTGGCGGTGTTTCCTACTTCAAAGTGGATTCTTTCGGGACCGTCAGCTCCGATGTAACTGAGTGATAAAGTGTTACATAACTTCAAAAAGCCTATCTAGGTGTCTCAAGTCTATACATCCAGTTGTTGTTCAAAAGAACAGACTTAAACATATATTTCCAAGTAAGAGCGTGTTTATTCGCCCATTCATCTCCATGTCCACCAGGTTTGGTGTAAACCACATCATAGTCATTCAGCATCCATTTGGTAATACCATATGAATTTTGTCCGACAATAATGGATTGCTCTAAAGTTGTAACAGCATTGTTAGAACCCGAGCTACCAATAGTAGGGGCCATAGATGAGAATTGAAACCCAATACCTAAAAATTCAGCGATAGTTGCAGTGTAGTAGTAATCTCTAGTACCACGACTAACAATTTCTCTAAAACTGGAATCTTTAAGCATCTGTTCAACTATATTAGCGCTAACCATAGCACGGAAGTTTCCGCGAATTGGTTTGCCATCGTTGTTTCGGAGTGCCGTAACAACAGCTAAAAAGTCGTTCATATCAGCCTTATCATTACTGTCTAATAGGTTACGAGCAGCCTTACCATTTCCATAGTAAGCCGAAGTACCAACTCTTAGTACATTAATGACTTCTTGCTCAATAGCTTCTGAGGCGTGTTGAGCATTTAGCATTCTCAATTCCTTGGGAATATCTGCGAACGAAGTGTAATCTACACCTTCATTCCAGGCGTGACCTTGACCAAACAAGAAATCTACCTGAGCTGATACCGTAGTATCTGCTGGGGTTGCTGGAGTCCAGGTTGGGGAAGTACCAGTGGTGTTCTTAATATACTGATAAACAGTCGTACTAAAATCGGTTCCACCAGCAGCTAATCCAGGCTTGGTCATTCTAAACCATTGTCTAGTATGTCCTGCGCGTTTCCCAACGCGGTCGCCTTGTCCAAACTGTTGATAGATTAAATTGGGTTTTGCCCATTCTAATCCTTCTGCAACAAAATCTGTTTTTTCTAGATCTGTAAGTGTGCTTATTGCAATTGCAGCCATATTTTATAATCTCCTTTCGTTATTTATGACTCTCCCGATAATCTTTCAGGGCTTTCCTTTGCTCTGGGGTCCATTCATCAACTGGTGTGTCGAGAATTGCCTGTATTTGAGCAGGGGTAGCTCCTATGTTTGCATCTGGCGTATTACTTCCAGCTACATGGACATCTTTTTTAGGGGGAGTTAAAGAAGGGTTTTGCTCAGCTATAAGTTCCATTTCTGATTCGATATAGTCCTCTATATCAAGCAATCCTGTTTCTACGTCTTGCGTTTCCGCTTGAATGTAGCCTCTTGGATTTCTCAGAATGGCTCTTTTTTGTGACTCAGGAATATCAGGATAATTCTTGAGAAGCTTACTAGCACCACTCTTCAATTCACTCAACGCTACCTTAGTTTCCAGTTGTCTAATATAGACATCTTTATTATCAGAAGGCGCTGATTGAACACCACTCCTATCAGTTTGTCCTCTCCTTAGTCTGCGAAACTTTTCTCGTTCTGCTTTGAGGGCTTTCTTGAGATTTTCATGTTCCTGCGAACTAATGGTTCTTTCCTCAGCTGCTTGAGCTGGGGGTGTAACTACAGGCGCCGCAGCAGGTGCTGGGGTTTTTGTGTTACCTAACTCACTACCTTGCGGAGTAGTCGGTGAAGCGGGAGCTTCGGTCGCAAGCGGTTGTTTAACATCTTCCATGATGACTAACCTTTCTAACATTTTTTTTACGTGGCTACGTACCACGAAAAAAGGTGTATTACAATATATGTATCATATTATTGTAAAATATGCAAATATTATTGTTTGGAAGCTTTTTTCATTTCTTCAACATATTCTCTTAAAAACTGTTTTCTTTCTTCTTCATCAGTAAATCTTTGATCCCTCATTATTGAATACATTTGAGATTCAATTTCTTCTATCTCTAATATTTTATTAATAAAATCAAATCTCTTCTTTTCTTCTGGCCTTAAAGCTGTGGTCTTTAATCCAAAAGCATCAAACAAAGCCATTTTCACATCTCTAGTTCTACCAGCATAATCTTTTTCGCCTTTGAAAGCTGGTTTAATCTTTCCAAAATAAGTTCTATATAAAGCTGGTAAAATTGTATTAGCTGCGTGTGCCCACTTCTGAGACCCCGCTCTTCTAGGTTTGATACTAGTCATGTCTTTAAAACTAAATCCTGGTAATTTAGAATCTCCAAACTCCTTATCAAAATAGAAATCTTTTTTAGCTTGTTGCTGAGCAACTTCCATAGCAAAAGGATTTAATGATAATCCGAATGGCAATTGACCCCTACTTAAACTATCAACAGGACTTTCACCTAAATTACCCCACGGATATAAATATTGGGTATCTAAAACTATTCTATCGCCATCCTTAGACTTCCACGGCAATTGGATGCTGTCCTTCTGCCACTCTGGTCTATCCTCTTCTGGCACCGTATCGCCACCATACGCTTCAACTGCTTGTTTAAACCTAGGATACTTAGCAAGTCTCTCGGGATGTTTTATTGCAGTTTTTACGGTAAAAGGTATCGCTTGCCTGGAAAATGAATAAAATGGAATTATTCTACTCATCAGCACACGCTCACCAGAACCAATCTTATAAGGTGAGAAGATGGCTTTTTCAGCCAAATCCTTAGCTACTTTTAAAACTGCAGGATCTGCCAACACCTCATCTAAACTTCTATTTCCTACTTTAACAATGTCATCAATAGACCTTTTGAACACACTTAGTTTGGCTACATCTTCTGAATGATTCTGGAACGTCTTCCACAAATCTAAAAATTTCCTAATGTTTCCTTTTTGAACAAGATCAGCATTTCCCATTAAAATTTTATAATTATCAATTAAACCAGCTTTACGAATTAAACTAACATTCTCAGCTGCACCAACATATTTTTGAGAACCATGTCCGAGGTAATTAAACAAGCCTTGAAACGAATCAATAACCGTTCTTGCTAAACTTCCACCAGTAGCCATATTAGCCAAAATCTGGTTAGAAATAATGTTCCTTACATGATAAGCGGGATTATAAATAGTTTTACCAAGCTTCCAAAGATTAAGTGCTTTATCATGGAAATTCCAAGCTTTGTCCCAAGCAGTAGTACCTGCTCTAGCCGCAGAACCTTTAATAAAATCAACTACATCTTTTGGAAGAAGCGTATCTTTAAATATCCCAGCAGTTTTAAGATTAATCACATCGGCTGGCACATAACCAAAATCCCTTAAGGCATCTGGGCCATTCTTTACTAATAACTTTTGAGCCTCATCTGCCTTTAACCCAAACTTCTCAGCAATAGCTATGTACCCACGCGCTATCTCATTTTCAGTTATCTCGGTTCCAAGTCCTTTATAAACAGCGGGTGAAAATTCCTTTATATAACCCTCCTTACCCTTTCTCTCTTTCATAAATCTCTGGAGCAATTTAGGAGCTCCAGAAGGCGTTGTAATATAAGCAGTATCACCGCCTTTAATCATCTGATCCCAAATATGTGTTAAGTACTTACCTTCATATTTTGCAAAAGATTCTGGGCTTAACCCAAACTTACCTTTAGTTTTTTCAAATAACTCCACTCCCTCTCGTCCAACCTTGTCTCCTAAATCAGTCATTTGTTTAGCAATTACTCTAAGTGGCTCATCGGCTTTAGCTACAACCTTGGCGCCGTTCTCCATTAATTCACCAACTATTCTTTGTTGTTCTGGAGTCATTCCATCTGCTGCTTTTTTAATAATCTTCTGTAACTGATTAACTCTAAAATTAGCCATATCCACAGCCTCATCCAATAGTTTTTTAGCACCAGGAGCTTTAAACCCTGGCTCAAGTGCTTCAATAACACTACCGAGTTTACTCTTCTTTATATAATCACCAGTAGCGCCAGTAGCCTTTGAAATTGGCTTCATAAATTGTTGACCTAATTTAGCTGCTCCTGGTATCGCGCTAACAGCCTTACCTATTCCAAATTCTGCTACGGTGGGATAAAGAACTTCTAAAGCAAAAGCAATATCTTTTGAAAGTGGGGTAATTTTTTCACCAGCCTCTCTTCTCTTATCTACAACGCTTCCTTCTCCTAAAAATCCTCCACCCCAAGGATCTAGTTCTTTTGAAGGTTTAAAAACATTCTTAAGTCCAGCTTTTATACCACTAGGCTTAAGTGGATCAAATGCTGCAGACAAAAATCCAGAAAAACTCTTGGGTTCATTCCTCGTTCCACTTTCTCTTTGTCTTTGCTCACGATCCATTACCACACCACTAGTATATCTAGATGGGGCCATTAAAGCTCTTCCCGCTGCTTGTCCAAGTGGTGTTGCCATCTTCTCTCCCAACCAACCCAAGCCTTCCATTACTTTGCTTCCAAATGGTGAAGCTACTGCTTTTTGAAAACGCTCTGAACCTAGTATCTTTTCTCTAGTTCTTTCAAAGAAACCTTTTTCTTCTTGTTGATAAGAAGGTTGTGGTTTAGAAATTCGTGGAGTTGGGGTAACAGTAGGAGCGGCGCTAGGCGCGGTTGTTCCTGCTGAAGATGGGCTCCAATATTTTGACATATTATTTAAATGTGTTAATTTTTTTAAGCCAATTCCCTACGCTACTTACTCCTGACTTAACCGTATCTTTAACTTTTGTATACACATCTCTTAAAGTTGGACCAGTAAACATCTTAGATTCAGGTGGTTTCCATTCATCTTTTGGTAACTCCATCTTAAATCCAGAGCTCTGCAAGGCATTAGGTTTATACTCTGGGCTAGTTAATTGGGTACCAAAATTTATTGGTGCTGGAGTGTAGTTGGTGGTGGGAGCATATGCTGGTGTAAATGTTGGTTGAATAGATGGTTGATCAAACTTAATGTTTTCAAATCCACTAAAGTCAACTGGTTTACCAGGCTCACTACTAGGAACTAGTTTTCCATCTGGTCTAGTCTCATATGAGGGATATAAAGTTTCTTTGGGCTTTAAGTCTTGAGGTGGTAATTCTTGTTGATCTCCTAGTAGAGCTGCTGCGGCCGCTTCTGCTTGTTTTTTCTGTTGTTCTTCTGGAGATAAGCTATTGAAATAATTCTGTTTCTCTTGAACTTCATAATCTTTCCATGATTGACCAGTCCTCTGATCTGGGCTGTTAAACCAGTTGCTAATATCTGTATTTGTTTTCGCTAAATCAAATGCTTTTACTAGTTCTCCTTCTAAATCGTACTTAGCTTGAACATATATTTCTCCCTCAAATTCAGCATAAGAATATGTATTAAACCTACCAGGAACCTCACCCTCTAAATAAAATGGAGTTAGTTGTACATAAATATTATTTCTCCCAGGAACTTTCCCTATAGATTCACCAACCTTAGTATTAATAAGAGTTGTATTTCCAGCATCATCAACTATTTCGACCTGAGTATTAAGTGGAACAAACTTCTGAACTTGATTACCATTTTTATCTTTGGTAATTAAAAGACCAGTCGCCTGTTTTCCTTGTAAATCAATTGGTTCTTTTTGATATAATACAGTTACGTCTGCAATTAATTTATTAATTTCTTCATCAGTATCACCCGCATAAGCATCCAATGTCCTAACATATTGAGCTAATTGATCTGTTTTGGAAGTAACTTGAGCATCGGTGTTTCTAGCAGCCTCTTCATAAGTATATGCTTTCTCTGGAGCTTGTTGTGCCCAAGATGAATATAAATCTCTTCTGTTCTTTAATCCTTCAAATGTTCCTGTTTTTTCATCCCCACCACCATTAAGATAAAGTGCATAAATATAAATATAGTCTTTGTATTGTTCTACAACTGATTGATCTTTTCCAGAATCATATAGCATTGCCCTAAACCGATCATCCTCTTCTTGAAACTGAGCCTTCATGTCTTTAATTGTAGTGGCGAGTTCTGACCCATCTGCTTTTCTAACTCTAAATGTTCGACCCTCAAACTCTTCAATCGTAGTTCCCTTTTGAACATCAAGTCCCAACTTCTCAGTAAATTGGTCAATTGTAGGCAACATATCATACAAACCTGCTTCCTGAGCACTCTGATCTATACCATTCAACTCTATTACCGCATCATCTGCGGAAATATACCCCCGCTCATAATTAGACTTGACTAAATCTAGTCTCTCATCTATCTTATCGCGAGCTTCTTTTTTCGTCGCGGCTGGTAGTTTGGTTGTTCTTATTTCATTAGACTTACTTGCCCATTCCAGCGCATCAATCGTTTCACCATCTCTTTGAGCCTCCTCTGCCAGCTTCATATAAGCTGCTGCTTGTTTTTGTAAACTATCTACTCCAGGAGGAAGTAAAGATAGTTCGTACTCGGCATTTGCACGTGAAAACTTTCGCTCTTCCTTTTTAATGTCCCCATAAACCTTCTCAGCCTTACCATTCCAATCAGCTACAGCCTGCAATGCCCTACTATGAGCTGGCGTACCTTCTTCTAAATTAGTTGCTCTCTCATTATAATAAGTAGCCAAAGCCTTAGCAGCTTTAATCTTTTCAACTCCCTCTGCAGCTTTATAATCAGTTTCAAGTCTCTCTCCATTAACCACTACCTCAAAGTCTCGCAGCTTATCTTCAATATTAACCTTATCCATCTCAGTAAAATAAGGATTACTGGTCGCAGACTGCAAATAAGAATACATCTCTTCGTTGGAAACAAACCCATCACTATAACGCTTAACCATGCTTTCAAACTGGGCATCAGCCATTTTACGGGCAATAGAATCAGCTGCGCTACTTAACGACCCAGGTCGAAGAACTTTCCTCTTAGTGGTTTTGCGCCTATCTCTTAAGGCAGCTCGTCTTGCATTCGCCATTTACTGTCCTTTAGCTTGTAAGTTCTGTCTAGTTTGATCAATAAATCCCTGGGGACTTGAGAATGAAGTTGTTCCACCTTTCACCGAAGCTGGTTGTGGCATACCTTCTCCACCTTGAGCGGAGATCATTGTTGGTGCCGACTGATTAACACCAGGAGCTCCAGGAACAGCTGGTGGTCCTGCCTCTTGGGCTTGCAATAAATCATTAGCCCGTTTTTGAGCCTCTACCAATCCAGGAGTAACTTGATACATCTTAGCTCGATACTCCATTAATTCAGCATCTCTAGTCTCGCGCTTCATCTCTTCAATAATTGCATCTACGTCCCTATAACCTAGTTCTTTAAAGGCATATCTGAAAGGAAGTCCCATCTGCACTTTATTTAATACATTCACAATCTCATCTGATTGGGTAATAGGCATAACCTGTGCCCAATCAAAATCAGGATTGCGCAAGGCAAATTCACCTGTAGCTTCATCTTGGAAAATTTCCGTATCACCATAATAGAAATTCCCATACATCTGAATCTTTTTGAAAATATCTCGTAAAGCCAACTCCCAAGCATCATGCTTGAAATCAATTAGTTCTACAAGAGATTGATAATCAATGGCTTTAGAACGGCCAGAATCAGCTCCTCCTGCTCCAAAGGTTACTTTAGGCACACCCATGTCATACATCGTATCTCTCACCCGATTAATATAAGAATCTACAGGAAAGGTATTCACATTAGCAGCTAGTGGTTCAAACCGAGCCGAGCCATCTGGGGAATCAATAAAGATTACTCCACCTGATCCTGACTTAATACTTTCGGGATCAAAGTCTTCCATATTTATTGCCACATACCGCTGGTTAGCACCTACCCTAATATAAGATCTTTCTTCATTGGAGGCTTCATTAAATTCAATTTGGGGGTCCATCATGTCATCAATATCTGAAATAGACCAAGGGGAACGGGGTTGTGGAATGTTATGAATAATAGTCCAGAAAGGAACCTTAGGATAAGTGACATCATCCTTCTCCACATACTGAATCATTTCTTTGCCAATCAACAAACAGTAATAATCTCGATCATCATACTCAACTAAAGTAACTGAAGGTGACTTGGTTTCTCCAGAGGGTAGGGCAGTAGTACCAGACCACTGCTTGTCTTCTGCCCAAGCAGAGCCTTCATTAGCTGTCGCCCTATCCTTATCTTTAGTTGTATGAGCTAAGGAATCAGGAACCTTAATCCCAAACTCATCTTCAATACTCTTTAATGTTCGTTCTTCTTCAACTATAACAGCATCATACTCATGCACATCATCTCCGCGCCACGCCACCATAATATTATCCATCTTCTCTAAATTAGTAATTTTAATATTCCACTCTTGCCCATCCTTTTGGGGATAGGTCTTAATCGCCGCATCACCCATCGTGACTTGATTCATACAAGCTCGCCTATAAGCTTTTAGCCAAAAGTCATTCTTATCTAACACATCATCAACAAACGACTCTACCGCTTGCGCGCGAATCCTTTCATTCTCTACAAAATCAGCACTAACTAATTTGCGTGCAGGAAATGTGACATTAGGAGGATTATTAGCTAGTCCATAACTAATCTTCTTTGCAGTTTTACCAGCATAGTTAAAGACCGCATTAGGATGTCCTTTTTTCTCAAGGGTAGTCTTGCCAACAATATTTGTGTAATTATGACGACCTGTATAAAAATCAAAGCGTTTCTTATATAGAGCTCTTCGTGTATCTCTATCAGGTTTTAAAGCCTCTTTAAGATCATTAATCTTTTTCCTTTTTTCTTTACGTTGGCTGGGTGTGCCTTCAAGAACTAACTTTGAGTCTTTAAAATCTATTTTATCCATAGCGATTATACTCCCATAAATATTTACTTCTTGAAATTAGATAATAGCATTAAAATCATAAGCATACATTCTATTATGAGTCTGCTTGGGTCTCCGCAGTTCTAACCACCAAACCAATTGTGCTAGTGTCACCACTATATCATTCCTTATTTTTTTATCATCCAACCGATAATTTTGTAACTCAGAAATAACCACATCTTCGCTAGGCATCCTAAGCAAACCCCAATTATGATTCTCATCAATAGCCTCATTGCCGTGGTAAGTTAACTTCCTCCTCCTCTTCGTACTCTGTCCTCCATCAAATGCTGCCTTTAAACTAGTTAGCATCTCTGACTTAGCTCTCCCTCCAATATCAATAGATATAGGCTTAAGATGTCTTAAAAAGGCACTGGCGTTCTTTCCACCCAAAGCACTACCATCAATAATTAGTTTACCTGGAAACTTCTCCTTAATCTCTTCCACTTTAAGATACTGCATGGGAATAGGCATCTTATTACCCTGAACACGGAAAAAATGCACTAGCCTGTAGGGTTCTTCCGTATAATCTATAACTAAAATCACCGTATAATCAGCCCAGACACTCTTCCCTCCAGCAAAATCGGCACTAGTAAAATAGTCTCTCCCAGCCACACCTCTTTCCAACCAATGCATATTTTCATCCACAGCATTACTAATCCTTTCAAACCCAAAGTACTTATCTCCACTCTCCACATACTCCCCTTCAATAATCTGCTTCCTTAACATTGGATCTGCAATCTCTTCAGTCTTCTTTATCTCCACAGGATCTAAGAACGTATTATCATACATTGTTCCCTTTTGAGTATAAAAATTATTTCCCTCATTCTTCATATCATCTTGGGCCATTTCAATTATCCGCAGATAGTCATGTCCTTCGGGTTGGGGAGTACCCACAAAGTCTAGTACCCCTCCTAACGAGACTAGACGGGGCAAAAGGGTAATATTAGTAAATGTCCACAACTCCGCAATATCCGCACACTCATCTCCTGATATAAAAGCAATACTCTTTGCTTTAAAAGCCGCTCCCATCTCACTATAAGATCTAATAAGCAACTTAGCTCCTGTAATAAACATTAAACTGGGTAACATTTGAGCATCTACTCTATCCTCCATAATTGCCCAGCCCTTCAATTGACTCCTGTTAGTCCTTCCCCATTCCTGATGCATATGATTGGGAAACATAATCTTCCCTTCAACAATATCCTTAATCAACCTTGGAACCTCTCTAGCTTGCTCATAACCAGGTCCAAAGTTTAAAGTCTCATACGGTTGATCTAACCACTCTCTCTCTGAAAGAACCTTACCCGCGAGCTTGGGCTTAGTCATACACTCCCAAATATGCTTAATCGCCTCACTCATAGTCTTACCCCACCTATTACCAGGCCTCAATATATTAATCTTCCGATGACTTTCCTTAAACCAGACTTGTTGCCCTGGGTGTAAAGGCAAGCCAAGAATCTTCTGTGCAAAGAAAACTGGATCTTCTCTAATCTTATTCGAGTAAAGTTGTTGGGGGGTCTTCATCTACCAATTCTCCTTCAATAGTATCTCCTAAGAATCCGCCAAACATTTTAGCCATCTGTAATTTAAGGGCATCTTGGGTAACTTGAACTTTCATTCGGTTCGTCACACTGTCTTGAGCCTTCATAATCTCCCCTATCTTCAATTCTTTGCGGGCTACTAGGGGGTTATCTTTCCAAAAATCAACCATTCCAGCGCCAATATCCATTAAGCCTTGGGATAAATCATTTAAATTAGTTGTACTCATTCTATGGGGGGAGTCTGCTGGGGCATTAAGAGGAATGTGTTTTTTTGCTTCATTATAATGTTTCTTAGCGAAATGGCGGTAACATGCGGCTTCCAGAGATAGAGGTGACTTATGTCCAGTTTTAGACATGAAATGATCATAAATCTCTTTACGGGGGACTCCAGCCTTCCAGGTTTGTTCAATTTGAGAGCGGTAGGGGGAATTACAAAGCTGGCACGGTCTAAAACTAGAAATATAAGCTCTTTTAGTCTTCGTCTTTGGCATGGTCATAGTAACACTATATACTTTAAAATACCCCTTGTCTACTGTCTAGCGTATCAAGTGGTACACATATATGACAGGGAACCCATACCACTTCGTCACCCCCAGTGCCCCCCATTATTATTATGATATTCAGTTTACGTCGCACAATAAATATTGTACGACCCGACCTCACTTGAGGTTATTTTGTATTTTATAGTCCCCCTAAACCGATATTCTATCCTATAGCCTGCATAAATACGAGAATAATAGGAGTAAATTAGCAGTCAGAGGCGGCGAGTGCTAACGGCAAGATGCTGCGCGAAACGCAGATAAATGGACGCAATCTCTAGCTAATTATATGCAATCCGTACTTTCACTATTGACAAATATGCGCTTATGCATTAGTGTTATATTTAATCAGCAAATCAATAAGAATATAGAAAAAATACAACTCGAGAGAAAAGACAACTATCGTCACCGTAAACTACAGAATAATATAAATTAAAAATAAAGGAGTAAGCTCATGCAAAAAGCAAAGAGCCGAATCAAAAAGCTTGAACAAGCTACCAGGCTTCAACCCCCCGCCACCGCCGTGATCGCGCTATCTATACTAGTCATCAGCTTATGGGCGCTAACCTTCTATTTCCTTCTTCTTACCCCAGAACCTACAGAACCCATCGTTATCAATCACACCATTATTAAATCAATACAACACGACAAGGGTGTTAACTTCTGGACTGGTAAAGCCTCCTACTATTCAAGAGAGGGCTGTATTGGCTGCTCTGAGAGCCTCACAATGGCCAACGGTCAACCGCTTGACGATTCTAAGTTAACAGTAGCCTTCAACAAGCTGCCACTAGGTAAAACAGTTAGAGTAATCAATAACACCACCTATGATGTCGTAGAAGCTAAAATAACCGATACTGGAGGGTTTGAGAGGCTTGGAAGAATCATAGACCTATCAGTGGCTACTAAAGAAGCGATTAATTGCTCTGATATATGTGATGTAACTATACTATATAAATAGTTGAATATAGCCAGGGCAATGGGCGAGTAATAAATATAATATAAATTATTATAACAAGGTAAAACATTATGAAAGAGCAAAAAGACACAACTAAATGGATGGTTAACCCATATCAAGCCGCTAGAGAGCTTGAGAGCATTGAAAAACTAGAGCGGGAAATTAATCAGGAACTTGAAACCGATCATCCCAACATTATCGTGCTTCATTCTTTACCCCATAGAACTGTATTAGTATTATAAATTAATTAATAGGAGAAAAATAACATGACGAATTATAGACAAAGAAAACTATATAAAGAGTTTACGCCATATCTAGCCACGGCATACGCCGAGGGATTCTGCGAAGGTGATGGGGCCAGTGAAATTGATCAGCTTACCGCGTGGCAATATCTACACGATAAAAAATTAGCCTATAGTTTGCAGGGGTGGTTTGGCCGTAGGGCTCAGTCTTTAATAAATAATGGCTACATAAGGAAATAATGTATAAAATGACGCAAGCACAATCTAGACTTGAATACTTAAGAGGAGAAATTGAGGCGGAGCGTATTAGCTACGATGAAATAGCCGAGCTACAATCACTGGCCGCTCATATAGAAGACGACGACGTATTATTAAAACAATGGGCCAATGTGCCCGAAGGAGATAACTAAAATGCGCACACTTAACAAAAAGCAAAAAACGCTTTTAAACCAATTCATCAAAGACTACTATAAAGGCTCTGGAGGCAACTATCCTCATGATGTGGACGACATTAACCCCGTGTTATGGTCAGAGATTGAGCAAACTAATGATCATGAGACACTTTACCAAAACGCCAATCGTTATATTAACGACCAAGTAATGACTGGTAAATATCAGAGACCCAACTTCGTACAGCTTTAAACTCTAATCATGCCCACTTGGGCAACAGGCGGGCATAATGAGAGCTTAACAACTCGCTCTTTAACAATTCAATATCGTTATATTTACCTCAAGGAAGGGGTATAATATGAGAATTAACAAAAGTAATCTCGAGAGCGTATTTCAATCAACTAAGACCAGTGTAGAGACAATGGAACTCAAAGGCTATGAGTATATTTGCAATTTATTTGCCGATAGCTCAGGGTTTGGGCAAGAAGACGAAGCATCACTCACACCCAAGCAGCTACTAAAAGAGCTAAAGACCATAGTAGAAGAACATGGAACCGTTCACACCTTCATTAGTGAAGCAGGACAGTTTCAGGTTAACATCGGAGTATTCAAGCAAACAGGCAAGCGCAGAACGCGCAGAATCGCCAATAACACGCTAGAAGTCTATAAAACCGATAAATACCAGGATCTAGAAGCCATCAGACTACATGATACCAACATCATCACTTTTTTAGACAATGGCAAAATCCGATTAAATAATGGAGGATGGCAAACCAGGACCACGGCAAGTCGTATAAATGACTATCTGCCAACTGGCTACCTACTCTATCAAAAAAACTGGAACTGGTTGATTGATACCCCGACGGGCACAATCGAATATCAAAATGGAATGGAGATATAAATGCAAAAAGTATATAAAGGCTTAACCCAAGAGCAAAAAGATAAAAACATTATCTTTACTTCTACACTTTCAGAGTATAGAACCGAGACACTCTTGGACTTAACGCACGAAGTAAAAAGTACAGATACTAATAAAGAGGTGACAGTCGAAAGACTATTAAACGATAGTTTTTTTAATAGCTCACCACTTTGGAAATATAATATAATAAGAAAATAACTAGAATATAACGATATTGTTGCAAACTAACCCGTCAAAAGCGGGTTTTTTTGCGTCTACCTTACACTATGTACCTCTTTTGCTGTACTTTACGATGAGCAATGTTGTCTTTTACTCAAGAGACCAAAACCCACACTAAGGACGGTATATAATAATTATTCAATGAAAGGAGCCAAAATGACAGAAGAAATCTATAACGGCGGCGAAACTTCAAGCGTCCAGTTGCGTCTCAATAGTAAGGGAGTCTACACCTGGACCATCTACCTTCAGATAAGGGAAGGAGTCGGGCCAACTCAAGTTGCAACTCAGTTGCGGGAATTTGATGAGGCGCTACGGTCTACATTTCCCAATCATGCTAAAAAAGGTGGTGGACGTATGGTAGGATTTAATTAATTATTACAGAGAGGGGGGTATTACGATTATGTCACATGCATATCTAGATGAAGGAGTTAAAACACCTATCAAAGAGAAATTTGCCAGGGCACGCGGCCTATTCATTCCAGGTAGACTAGGATTCTCATTTTATATTGGTAGAAAAGAATTATTTGTGGGATTTGAAGTAAGTAGAGTATCAATCCCTACCAAAGTTAAGAGAGTGAAGCGTAAAATTGAACACGCTAGAGTTACATTCGTTCCAACGCGCGAATGAGATATAACTGAAGCCAGTCGGGGGGTAAGTTTTTTACCCGAGACTGGCTTTTTTTATCGATTAACTTTTCTCGTTCTATTTCTTCTGAAGCAGGTCTACTAAACATTAAGGCAATTTGTTTTCTATTTCTATAATACCAACGCAACTGAATTACTCTATACCTATTGGGGTTTAGTGTTCGAAAACTCACTGATGCTGAAACCTTTTTTAAAGACATGTGTTATCCGTCCCAATAACACTTTAACCTCATTTTCTTTTCTTTGCAAGCTATTCACTAACTCGTCCACTTCTGAAGCCTGAAGCCCATCAGCAGTAAACGATAGTCTATACAAGGCATCTAGTAGCCTCGCATTAGCTTCTACAGCTTCTTTTTGGTCTTTTTGAGGATCAGAGTTGTCTCTGATGTGTTTAACACTTTCATACAGTTTCATACAGTTTCATTATAATTCTTCAACAGTTCCCTTCCCTGCATCTACGTGCATATCTACCTCTTCATTCTTCTTAGCTTTAATGCCAAGCCTAATTCTAACAACAGTATCTACATAATTCTGTCTGTCTTTTTGCGTTAAACCTATTAAATACTCAAGGGTATTACCCCAAGAGTTCAGCGCTCCGATTATGGCGCCAACGCTATTGAGGTGTTTTTGCTCAACCTCGGTGAGTTTGTGAGTTTTGCTCATATTTTCTCCTTATTAAACTTTTTATGACAGAATGGACATTCAATTTGCTCATCCAAGAGCTTTTGGATTCTTTCCTTCTCAAGTCTCTCTTTATCTGCTTGAGCTTTTTGCTCGGCCAGCTTTTTATCGGCTTCTTGTTTGGCTTTACGTTCTTTTTTATCTCTTAGCTCTTTTTCAGCTCTTAATTTTTGCTCGGCCTTTTCACGCTTTTTCCTCTCTTCATCAATTTTCTTTTGCTCCTGCTCACGTTTTCTAAGCTCTACTTTATCTCTAACAGCTGCTTCTCTCTTTAACTTTTCATTTTCTTCTAGGATTTCCTTTTGCTCGACCAGTTGCTTTTTTATTCTAGCTAATTCCTCGGCTGCTAGTCTTTTTTCTTCTTCTATTCTAACTTTTTCGGCCTTTTTTTCTTCTTGAATCTTTACAAAATTTTCCTGTAATTTTAAATGTTCTTCTATTGGCTTTAAAAGTGATTGTAAAAATCTAGCTATAGCATCAATTGCCTGACCTTTTCTTAAGCTTTGTTCTTTTAATACTTTTCTTGACTTCTCAAGTTCAATTCTTAAATCTGAAAACTTCTTTCGAACTACTTTAGCCATTTCTATCTCAGTTGTTTGAGAAGCATTAATAACAACTATTTTTTTAGCTTTAACCTCCCATTCTTTGGCTACTTCTTCATAGTGACCAAACTTATCAAGTAAAGTTTTACCTTCTTCAGACTCTAATCCACTTTCCTTAACTATTGTTTGTAATTTCATTTCTATCATTTCTTTACTCCCAAACTAACTAATAATTCCTCAGCTGTTAAACGCGTTGGAACCGTCCCTCGTAGCTGACCTACTTGGTCCTCATCACCTACTGGCATTACAGCCTCATTTGGCCCCTCTAATGGCTTCTCAGAGGCTATATAACAAGCCTCGCATGCCATATTCTCTTCTTCACCCAATAAAAAGTCTTGTGGTTGGTGACATTTAGAGCAAGTAAGAATCTCAGATCTTTCAATACCATACTCCCTAACACTTATTACCTCACCCTGATCGTTTCGTTTTATTATTTGTTTTTTCATTAATTTATCGTACCAGTTATTTTAAATTTGGCTACGTCCTCATATTTTATAATTAATACTATTGTCCACACTGCCTCTGAAGTATTTTGGGGGATTGTATTAAGACACTCCTCAATAATTGTACTCATCTCATAGAGTTTTTTATCTTGAGAAACACGTTCAAAAATACTTTTTACACCAGTTTCTATTTTACCAGATCTCTCTTGGGTTATTCCCATAGCAACTCTTATGTCAAACTTATCTGGAGGCATATGTGTAATTAAATTCATAATGTTTAAGACCCTTTCCACTACTCTCGTAGCTGTTTAATTTCTCTACCTAATTGTCTATAAAAATCATCTATTTTTTCAAAGTTAACAAATCTTTTGACCGTTCTCTCTAGTGCCTCAAGTATCTCTTCGTCGGTGCCTTTAATCTCATACTCTATATATTTTTTTATCATTTTCCCTCCAGTTTTTTAATCAACTCGCTAATCTTCTTACTTGCTTCTAGCTTAGTCATTTTATCTATTTCTTCCCAAGAGATAGGCTCTCCTGTTTTTACACCCAAGCTCATCAAAGCAAATCCTTGTCTGGGAGTAGGACCGCTTTCAGGAAACATACTTTTTTGCATAATCTTTGCAATCTAAACATAGTGATGAGTTGCTTCCGCCTAGATACTTTTCCCCGCAGTCCTCGCACCACTTCTGTTGTCGGTAGCCCTTCTTCTTGTAGTTACCCATTATTATATAATCTTTTATAAGTTTCTTCTTCTATTAATTTAATAATTTCCTCTTGTGATTCATAATCAAAATCTGTTTCATCACAAGCTGTAGCATTGCAATAACATTGTCTTTTTTTAATTGGATTTCCACCAGTATCATATCCATCTATATAATTAAAACACCTCTTTTTCATTCCTTGTGCCTTTCACAATAAATAACAAATAAGATCAGTAGTATTATTAAATAAATCATCCAATGTTTTTAAATCCAGGTTCTTTAATTTTCTCTCTCCACCTTTCAGTTTGTTGTTCTTTAAGCTGACCTATTAATTTTCCCAGCGAAATCATCATATCTGTAGCGTGTTCAATGGCATCTGTTTCCGATGGATGCCAGACTGTCACTTGAAGATGTGGCATTATAGACCATATATAACTTAATGTTTTTTCGCTCTCGCGAACTTCTCTTGTTGTTGGCATGTGCCTCCTTTTAATTTATAACTTGTTCTTCTTCTCGGTATTCTCTCATATCATAAGCCTTGTGTATTACTATCCAACAAGTATCATCCTCACTTCCCTCAACCCTAGGATTACAGCGACACTCCTTAGAATTAGTATTGTGTTCTTTAAAGTCATTGTTTGGATAAACATGCCAGTCTTTCATTATTCCTTTATTTTATCTCTTAATAGTTGGAGTGCTTGGTCTAAAGCGTCATTTTTACTAAATTCACAGTCACAAAAACCATTAACATAATCACCGCTCCCATCACAAAAACAATTTGGAATATTAACCTTCATCTCCTCCACCTCACTCTCAATAGTCTTGAGTAGGTCTGAGATGAATTTGTTTGCACTTGGTAAGAGGCACTCTAATAAGTCCTTGTTGCTTAGATCAGTCCAAGCATTTTCTGAATGATTTTCTTGCCAGTCATCAGCTTCATCAAACATCTGCTTTATAAATGATTCTAACTACTTACTGTTTATATTAGACATTTTGCTCCTTAGTGGGGGTGGATAGGGATTTAGTTAAAAACTTTCTTTGGTCTTTTTTATCAATCCATTTTTCTAAACACTCGTCTACGGTTTGGTCAACAA